ACAGAATGTACCTGAAGAAGGTAGATGGTTCGTAGCTCCTCCTTCATTCTATGAAGAATTAGCTAAAGCTGACTCTAAGTTAATGTCTGTTGACTTTAACGCTGGACAAGGCTCTATCAGAAACGGTTTAGTATCAAGTGGTAAACTAAGAGGATTTGACATGTACAAATCTAACAATGTTGCTGCTACATCTAATGCTACTGGTAAATGTATGGCTGGTCACATTTCATCAACTGCTACTGCTAATACTATTCTTTCAACTGAAGTGTTGAGAGACCCATCATCATTTGGTGATATAGTAAGAGGCTTACATGTCTATGGTGCGAAAGTACTTAGAGATGATGCTTTAGTAAGTGCATTCTATGTAATTGACTAATTGTCACTCGGGGGGTCTTAATTGACCCTCCACTTTTTAAATTAAAGGAGATAAAATGAAATACGGAAAAGAAAAAAGAGAAAAGATGATGGGTGGTGGAATGTATAACATGAAGCCTAGAGATAAAAAAATGCATGGTGGTAGAATGAAATATGCTAAAGGCGGTTCAGCTCAACCTTCTTATGGTCATGGCGAAATGCCAAAATGTATGCCTAAATAATTATGAAAGTTAAAGCACCAAAAGGACACCATTGGATGAAACAAAAAAATGGTACGTTTAAATTAATGAAACACACAGGTAAGTTTGTAAAACATAAAGGTGCAAGTTTAGAAGCAAACTTTCCAATTCAAAAGGTTCATAAAAAATAATGGCTACAACATATCTTGACATAACTAACGAAGTATTAAGAGAACTTAATGAAGTTCCTTTAACATCTGCAAACTTTACAAACGCTACAGGTATTCAGAAGTTTGTTAAAGATAGTATCAATAAATCTATATTTGATATAGCCAACGAAGAACCACAATTACCTTTCTTTTCTGCAGGAGTTAGTGGAAGCACTGACCCTTTTTATGGTAACGTAACAGTTGCTACAGTTGCAGGACAAAGATGGTACACACTTAAGTCTGGTAGTTCTAGTATTACTACAGACTATGCTTCAATAGATTGGGATGACTTTTATGTTACAACAATCAACGTAAGTGGAGAAACAACACCTTATGTCTCTAAAGGTTTAAAGTTTCTTACGAATACAGACTGGACAAGATACTACAGAGATAGTGAGAATGCAGATGATGCAGATACTCAAAACCATGGAGAACCTAGATTTGTTATTAAGTCTCCAGATAGTAGAAAGTTTGGATTAAGTCCAATACCTGATAAGGTTTATAATATACACTTTTATGCTTTCGTAAGACCGACTGCATTATCAGCTTATGATGATACAATCACTTTACCAGAGCAGTACAGTAATATAATAACAGCTAGAAGTCGTTATTACATTTGGCAGTTTAAAGAAAGTCCACAACAAGCAGCTTTCGCATTGGATGATTATAAAAAAGGTATGAAGTATATGAAGTCAAACCTAATGAATCCAGCTCCAAAATATATGACAGACGATAGAACTTACTTTTAAAATATATGGCACGTTCACAACCTTTTACCGTAGCATGTGCAGGTGGCTTAGTAACATCAGCTAACTCTATAGACTTGTTGCGTACACCCGGAGTTGCTACAGTTTTACAAAATTTTGAAGTATCTATTGAAGGTGGATACAGACGTATTAATGGTTTTAGTAAGTTTGGTGCAGGAAGTGCTGTTCAACCTACAGGTAGCACAACAACTATATTAGGTACTCAACCTTATGCAGATGGTGTTGTAGTGACTGCAGGTACTAACATATACTTTACACAAGATGGTATTACTTGGCTAACAATAAATAGATTATCTGCAGGTGGTGGAGATAACTATTCAACCTTTACAGGTAAAAGTATTGCAGCAAGAACTGGACAAGGTCAATGTCAGTTTGCAATGTTTGAAGGTGCTGGACAAGACTATGGAAGTATTATTATAGCTGATGGAGTTAATGAGCCTTTTAGTTTTAGAATGGAAGGTACAGGAGCTTTAAGTACAAGAACATACTTTACAGAAGAAATAACAGTTACAGGTACTAAAGGCGTACAGTTTATTACAGCCCATGACCATCATTTAATAGCTGCTGGTGTAACTGATAATGAAAATACAGTTTACTATAGTGTTAATAATGACCCTACATCTTTTAGTGGTACTGGTGCAGGTGCGGTAACTATATCAGATAAGATAGTAGGTATTAAAGGTTTCCGTACAGATTTATTTATATTTTGTGAAAATAGTATTCATAAACTTATAAACATTAATAACTCAAGTACAGTAGCAGTTATACCTGTTGCTGAAAGTGTAGGATGTTTAAGTGGCTATAGTATTCAAGAGATTGGTGGTGATTTAATATTTTTAGCACCTGATGGACTAAGAACAGTTGCTGGTACATCAAGAATTGGTGACGTTGAGTTAGGTACAGTTAGTAAATCAATACAGCCTATTATAACAGAACTAGCACAAAAAGTCAATGAATACATAATAAGTAGTGTAGTATTGAGAGAAAAATCACAATATAGATTATTTTATACTGATACAGACTTGACAAATGCTTCACAAAGAGGTATAATAGGTACACTAAGACCAAATGGTTTTGAATGGTCTGAAATGCTAGGTATGGAAGTTACAGCTATAGGTTCTGGATTTGATACTAATGGTATTGAGCAATATTATCATGGAGATACAGACGGTTATGTTTATTTACATAACTCAGGTGATAACTTTGATGGTGCTGCAATAGATGCAAGATATCAAACACCAGACTATGATTATGGAGACTTCGGAACTTTAAAAACTTTACACTACGTTAAACTATCTATAGGTCCAGAGAATGAAGTACAGCCTTCAGTAAGAGTTAGATTTGATTATGATAGTAACGAAACACCACAACCAGAAGATTATTTATTAGACAGTGTACCGGCTCCAGCTATTTTTGGTACAGCTTTATTAGGCACTGCAAAGTTTGGAGCATCTGAACAGCCTTTAGTTAGGTTAGCATTACAGGGTAGTGGTTACTCTAATAGCTTTAGAATCTTAACAAACGATACAAATGCACCATACACAATAAACGGACTATACATAGATTACATTCCATCAGGTAGGAGATAAAAACAATGGCAGGTTATACAAGACAAAGTACATTCGCAGACGGAGATACAATCACTGCTGCATTATTTAATAATGAGTACAACCAACTTTTAAATGCTTTTAGTAATACAGGTGGTCATAAACATGATGGCACTGCAAACGAAGGACCAGTTATAGGTTTAATTGGTGATGCAGGTGTAGTTACACCACTTAACAAAGTTTTAATAGATAGTACCAATGACCACATAGAGTTTTGGATTGAAGTATCTAGTTCTTCTGTACAACAACTGTACATAGCAGATGGAGCTATAGTACCTGTTACAGATAGTGATATAGACTTAGGTACAACAAGTTTAAGATTTAAAGATACATATACAGATACAATTACTACAACTGGTAATGTAGCAGTAGGCGGTAATTTAACAGTTACAGGTACTACAACTTTTAATGGTGGTACAATCACTATGGGTGATGCAGCTACTGATAATGTTGTATTTGGTGCTGACATAGATTCAAACATTATACCTGACGATGATGACAGCTATGACTTAGGTAGCTCTACACAACAATGGAGAAACTTATATATTGACGGTACTGCTGAAATAGATACTCTTGCTATAAATGGTACTACAGTTACCTCAACTGCTGCTGAACTAAACATATTAGATGGAGTGACATCCACAGCAGCCGAGTTAAACATTTTAGACGGAGTTACAAGTACAACTGCAGAACTTAATATTTTAGATGGGGTTACTGCAACTGCTACAGAGATTAACTTATTAGACGGTGTAACTTCTACAACTGCAGAACTAAACATACTAGATGGCGTAACAGCTACTGCTGCTGAAATAAATACTCTTGATGGTATTACTTCAACAGTTGCAGAACTTAATATACTGGATGGTGTTACAGCTAGTGCAACAGACATTAATCTTATAGACGGTATTACAAACGGAACAGTTATAGCAAGTAAAGCTATTATAACAGACGCTAACAAAGATATTAGTGGTGGTAGAAATATTATTATTACTGGTGAGTTAGATGCAGCTACTTTAGACATTTCAGGTAATGCAGATATTGATGGTACTTTAGAAACTGATGCACTTTCAATAAACGGTACAACAGTAACAAGTACTGCAGCAGAACTTAATATCCTTGATGGTGTTACAAGTACTGCAGCCGAATTAAATTTACTTGATGGTGTTACAGCAACTACAGCAGAGTTAAATATTTTAGACGGTGTTACATCTACTGCAGCAGAGTTAAACATTTTAGATGGCAAAGCTTTTCTTGATGAAGATGACATGTCTTCAAATAGTGCTACAGGTATAGCATCTCAACAATCTATCAAAGCTTATGTAGATACACAAATTACTGCAGAAGACTTAGACATTACAACAGACAGTGGAACTATTGCAATTGACTTAGATAGTGAAACATTAACTGTATCAGGTGGTACAGGTCTTGATAGTTCTGCAACAGGTAATGCAGTTACTTTAGCAATAGATAGTACAGTAGCAACACTTACAGGTTCACAAACTTTAACAAACAAATCACTAACTGCTCCTACACTTACAGGTACTACTGTAGTAGCTTCACTAGACATCTCAGGCGATATAGACGTAGACGGAACTACTAACCTTGACGTAGTAGACATTGATGGTGCTGTAGACTTTGCATCTACAACAGCTCACGCAGGTAATGCAACCTTTGCTGACAATGCTAAAGCCATCTTTGGAGCTGGTTCAGATTTACAGATTTATCATACTGGAACTGAAAGTTGGATTAAAGATGCAGGTACTGGAAATTTTTATATTGACTCAAATGGTGCAGCGATTCAACTAACTGCAAATGGTGCGGCAGAAAATATGCTAAATGCTGTTCCTAACGGTGGCATTACGCTATACCACGACAACGCAGTAAAACTAGCCACAAGCTCAACAGGTATAGACGTAACAGGTATAGTAACTTCTGATGGTTTGACTGTTGATGGCGATGCTATTATTCAAGATGCAACCCCAACATTAGAATTTAAAGATACTGATAATAACCTTATTGCTTCCATTGCTGGTGCAAGTGGTTCTCTTTTATTAAAAGCTGATACTGGCGATGGTACTTCTGGTGAAAGTATACAATTTCATACAGGCGGCACAGAACGCTTCCGCATTTCATCAGACGGTTCTCTATCTACCCCAACACTAGGAATCTCTAATGTCCGCTTTGGTGTCAACGCAGGTAACAGCATTACAAGTGGTGGTAATTATAATACTGTTGTAGGTGATGAAGCAGGTACTGCTCTTACTACTGGTGACCAAAATACTGCTTTAGGTTTCAATGCATTACAATCAGAAGATACTGGTAGTAGAAGTACCGCAATAGGTGCTTACACATTAGTTAATCAAAACAATGATGCTTTAAACTATAATACTGCTGTAGGTTATTCTGCTCTTAATGCAAACACTACAGGTATACAAAATACAACAGTAGGTGCATTGTCTTTAGATGCGAATACAACAGGTGATTCAAACACAGCAGTAGGCTATAATTCATTAGGTGCTAACACTACTGGTATTGCTAATGTAGGTTTAGGTCAAAATTCTTTAGCTAACAACACTACAGCATCTGATAATACTGCTCTTGGTTCTCATTCTTTAGATACTAATACTACTGGTGCTTCAAATACTGCTGTAGGTAGAAACGCTTTAAGAGCAAACACTACAGCTTCAAACAATACTGCTGTTGGTAAACATGCTTTAACAGCAAACACTACAGGTACAGAAAATACAGCAGTTGGTATGAATTCATCAACAGCTACTACAACAGGAAATTACAATGCTGCATTTGGTAAAGGTACTCTAGCAACAAATACAACAGGAAGTCAAAATACTGCAATAGGTACAAATTCTTTACAAAGTGCAACAACAGCAGACTCAAATACTGGTGTTGGTTATTATGCT